CATATGCTGTATCTAAGTATAAAGAATGATACTCCTTTGTTTTTGCTTGACAATTTAAAATTATTCTCTAATACTTGAATTTTTCCTTTTTGATCAAATAATATTTCTTCAATAATTGATTGACCTTTACGGTCATTATCACACATTCCCATTAACAAACAGCCTTTCACGATTATTAATACATATTATACCAATATGTAAGGCAACTTGTCAAATACAAAATGGAAAGGTAAATCAATTATTTATCAAGCAATTATCTATCACCTATGAAGATTGCTGTATAGATGTACAAAACAATTTAATCCCATCATGTTAATAGCACAAAGGCGAGCGTCTTTTAATTCACTCTCAGTCAGTTGACCAATCTTATATCCTAATTGATTTTGATTAATTGTAGTAATCTGTTCCCCTAAGATTATCGACTCACTTCTCAAACCATTTATGTCATTTGGTTTTATTTTCATATGCGTAGGTAAATCTTTCTTATGTTTAGAAGTCAACGGCATAACCGTAACAATACCACTATAATAATTACCGATATCGTTACTAACAACAACGACTGGTCTTAATCCTGTTTGCAGAGAGCCTTGACCGCTTAAATTTGCGAAATATACATCTCCGCACTTAATATTCTTTACACTAACATTTTCTGCGACTCTCATCGCTAATCTCCTTCCTTTTGTACTTATTTTGAATTTACATAAGTTTTAGTGAGTGGATAATACCCTCACCATTCGGCAGCAAAATCTACCGTTATAATCCATTCACTAATTATCAAACTAAATCAATGAAGTTGCTACCGAAATAAAAGACATTTGACCGTCATTTATTCGTCGCTTTTATTCTTCTATTGTTTATGCTCATATGATATCATTTATTGTTGCCGTTGTCAATAGTTTTATTAAAAAAAATTGAAAAAATTTCAAATTTATTTTTGCAACTATGTAATTTAAGTGCGTTTATAGTTTTCAAGCTCTCTGTCTGTACATCCTTTAACATTCCGAGCCTATCACCCAGCAAGTAAAATCCCATAGAAACATAACTTAAACAATCTTCATTGTTCGGATCTGAGGGCAGGTAACCTATAACATACGCTTTTCTTTCCGTTCCCTTTACCGTACAAACAAATTGACGACATTTTATATAGTGGCAAGCCATCTGATATTCTTCTTTCGGTATGAAATCGCTAAGTGGGTATTCTCTTATGTATGTCAAGTTCTCAAAATCATAACTGCAATAATCACTAAAACATAAATCAACCAAGTTTGTAGATGTTTCATCATCACATTTGAGTGACTGGTCTAAACATTTACACCTACAATCCATTTCAAGATTGTCGCTTATTTGTGGCTTGCAAGTTCTGTTTCTGGGCATTATGATACCGTTATCAAGGTATATTCCCCAATTGCAACATTCATTGAATAAGTTAATTGTGTTGTTCATTATACCCGCTTCCTTTTATTTAAAAAATAGAACACTTGTTCGATTACTTAATTTAATTATAATCAAAAGATTCTATGTTGTCAATGAGTAAACCAACATTTATCAATTAAATCTTTGGCTCATCATCATTTTTGTTTTTTAATGTATTGATTTAAATATTGTTTATTATTTTTTTTTGATCTTATGGTTTGCATAATTTTCTTTACTCTTTTCCCACAGAATTAAGATAATAAACCCTATAATACACACTAAAGTTATCATGATTCATCCCCATATTTATATTAGGTTTAATTCTTTAGTTAAGCGTAAAGCTATTACTGATTTAAAATTTCTTACAGGTACAGATACAGTATTCATTCCGTTGCCATATATTGCATGATTACCATTCTGTCGAAGAAAACTATACCCATTATTCCTTAACTTTCTTAAAAAAGCTCTTTCGCTTATCTGTCTCAATTATAAATTTCCTCCAATTCTTGAATAGTCGATGACAAATCATCAAGTAAATCCTCAAAGTTATCATAGGACTCACAGTTCTCTTCATATCTTTCTGAGTTTTGCAAATTTTCAGGAACAGAATCTAAATACTCTTCTTCTTCAGAAAGAATATTTTCGAGCTTGCCAATACATATATTAATAGAATCTATTTCTACCTTAATTTTTTTTCTTCTTAAATTGTTCATATATATTTATTCACCTTTCACTATTATTGTACAAAATTTTCCTATCCAAATTCAACCCACAAAATATGGAAATAACATTGACAAAATTTTCCCAATAGTGTATCATCATGTTAGGCTTTGAAAATGGGTAGGCTAACGCTGACCATCTTTCGATAGCTTACTTGGTATAGACATCACCAGATTTTCGCAGGTCGAAGTGATGTCTATTTTTTATGTATAAAATATCGGTTTTATATCCAGTAATTATCATAATCGCACGGTTGTGTTACTTTACCTTCGTTATCTATCCATTCTTTAAAACAAGGATAAATCACACCATCTTCAAAACCATAATGTTCAAACAAATCAAAAGCGCTCCAAATACTTATATTATAGAAATTGTCTTGTAAATACCAATCTACCTCTTTTAGCACATCTCTTAAACCATAACCATGCTCTATCAGCCATTTTAACTTAAATGTCTCATATCTCTTTCTGTCTCGCTCTTCCTTGGTTATAATTGTACCGTTTTTCAAATAAAACACTATAATTTCTTCGTTGTTTTTGATAACCTTAAATCTATTTGTACCCATCCATATAACCTTTGAAGTCGAAATTTCATAAAAATCTGCAATCTTTTGACGACACTTAGAAACTCTGTCGATTAGTGCTTGTGTTTTCTCATCCTTAGTCATTCTGCATACATCCTTTCCTTGTTATCCTCTATCCAATCGCTTTTCCAATCTTCGTCTATAAAAGAATCCCAACCATTATATTCTGTTTCAAGTTCTGGATAAAGTTTAATATACTTGACAACTTCTGTAATTAACATTTCCAAATGCTCTTCATAATCACAATCAGAGTCTTTCATTATATCAATTATTTTCTTAACTTTTGCACCAGCCATTGTCCACAAATAATGAGCAGGTTTATTACAAGTTTCTTTGCCGTACCCTTCGTTAATCATATCTCCGTCATTATAATATCTGTTATAAATGCGTGCGGTAGCCCTTAATAGTTCCCCAGCAACAGTATATGCTTTACCCACTTGTGGCACATATTTAAGATAAAGTACATTAAAGGTTATTTTATCTCTGTTTGACATATTTCATTCCTCCTTGTTTATACACACTTCAGCCACATTTTATTTACATATTTCAAATATTTTTCAATAGTTGTAGATTTCATCCTTCTACCTCCACAAATTCACCGTTTTCGAGCTGATATAAGACATCTTCTTTGATTTTTTCTCCATCGACTTGAACGGCTTTAAAATCAACGATGTTCGAGCTGTCATCTCTTTCGACCAATACGATTATAGCTCCTTTCTTTCCTTTGGCTACGCTACCGTTATCACCTACAATTATGGCATTTTCACCACCTGCGAGCGTTGCGTAGCTACTACCTACAAGCTGAGCATAGTTGCCGCCTACAAGTTTAGCGTTATATTCTCCCACAAGTTTAGCACGATCACCGCCTACAAGGGTTGCATACCTACCACCCACAAGCTCAGCATTATCGCCGCCCATAAGCGTTGCATCATAACCACCTACAAGTGTTGCATAGTTATCTCCTACAAGTGTTGTGCAAACACCACCCACAAGCGTTGCGCTAACACCACCCACAAGCGTTGCACCAGCACTTCCTACAAGTGTTGCATTATCGCCGCCTATAAGCGTTGTATCACAACTGCCTATAAGCTTAGCATAGGTACCGCCTATGAGTGTTACATCGTCATCACCTATAAGTTTGGCACGGTTACCTCCTATAATTGTTGTATCATTATCACCTGTAAGGGCTGCACTATCTGACACTTTTGCCTGAGATTTTATAGCGACATCAAAACCCGCTTTAATGAATTGTGACAAGCTTAACTTTGTACCAATTTTCATTTTTTTTGTGTAAAACCTTTTGCCATCATCTGTTTCACCACCATCAAGTGCTTCAATTTCTGCAAATTCTGCAACATTGCCTTCATTGTCAACGAGAGAATAATAGTCAAGTACATCAAAAGGATTTTTACAAAAATGCATCCCGCAATTTTTTGCATTTTCTTCTTCAAATACAGTGTTTTCTGCGTACTGTTTACCCCTACAAACTAAACCTTTGTTAAATGCTTTATAGCCTTTCATTATTCATTCTCCTTATTTCGTCAATGTATTTCTGTACAATCACAAAAATATCATAAATTTTATTTTGACACCATGCCATATCTTCATATACATCTTTCATATCATAAGGTGCCCCATTACTTCCGTGTCCATCTGAATCTAACCAAAGATATGTTTCATAAGATACATCAAAATTATCGTAATAATCATAAACATTATCACAGAAACATTCAATGTTATTTCCTTTCTCGATTGATAAACTACACTCCTGTCCTTCAGGTGAAAAAAAAGATAACTCCACATCAGCACTCTTGTCATCTTCAGATATTTCTATATCATCGCTTATAAGAATATCAATTAACTTATCTGGTAATTTATACATACTTTATTCCTTCTTGTTATGCTCTATTTCTAATATTCGTTCGCCTAATGTTTCATAATCCCTATCTCTCTTTTTGAAGTGTAGTGCGATTTGTGTACACACACATTGCAGTTCATTTCAATTTCAACTGTATCTTTTGGTATATCAAGTGCTTTGCAAAGTGCAATCCAATCTCTTTCATTTTTAAAATCATCTTTCCATAGCATTAAACTTTTCATATTCAATCGTCCACCTCCTCATTGTATTCCTGATAAATAAAATCCAATAAGCTATCCACAGAACAATCGAATAACTCAGCAAAAGCTTCCAGAATAATATTCTCCGCATGCTCATCATTACGATGTCTGTCCAATAAATCGTTGCACACTCCAATAGCGTCATCTACATCAAGACTTATTTTCTCTTTAAATTTACCATAGTCCATTACTTTCTCTCCTTAATTTCTTAATGTAATATTACATAAACAAGTTCGAGTTATAAAAGTGCCGTTTTAATCTTCTCTGAATATATATTCAAGTTCTTCATATCCAACTGGAATATCATCTTCAACGGATATTGTACACCAAGCCCAACCGCTAACTTGATCTCTATTGATACCATAATAATCTCCACCACCCAAACCGTTGCCTACGGCTGTCAATAACGGCAGTGGATGTAAAATCCAATCATTATTATTGCATCTTGCTTTATACTTGTCACAATCGAGATATGCTTCTATTGTATGATTAACAAGATACTTACCGTCAAGATACATTTCATCCTGATGTATGCTGTGTTTTTCAACCTCATCTCCCCAAGCAAACTCAAAGAGTATCGGATTGATTTCTTCTGTACATTCCGTTTGAGAATAATCACCTATCCACGCCACTTGACATGGATTTTTATATAACAATTTTGTAATTGAAGAAACAAATGGATTATACCACCACGAATGTTCTGTCAATTTTGCCATTGTATATTTGCCGTCAACTTCTTTGTTGTATGCGATTATTGTATTCTTATTCTTATTCTTAATTACAACATTATAGTGCTGTCCCATAATTAAACCTCCTGCACATCTACAATTGTTTCAAGCACTTTATACAATACTCTGTATCCTTCTGGATTATATGGGTTTTGAGCTACTGCTAATAATCCGAGCAAACCCTCTTTACAGCCATTTATAACTTCTGTTGTAGGATTATCATATGCTAAATTACATAGTGCTTCAGCTATTTCTTCAGGATAGAATTCTGTTAAATCCATAATTCAGCCTCCCTATACATTTTCTTTGCGGTTGGTACACCATACTCTTGAACAAGATTCCAAAGCACATCCAACCCTTGTATATCTATATGCAAAATTTCAACCAAATCTACAACACCTTGTAACCAAGCTTGTCCTGTTTCATCTGCAATATTCATGAATTTCCCATATATCTTTTTGCCAGTATCGGATTCTAAAAGAACAGGTAAATCTTTGGAATAAATTTCTTTCCTTGTATATGGTTGTTTCTTTATGATACTTTTTGATCTCCCCATCTTATTACATAACCTTCTTCCGTTTTTTCTTTATACATGAGGTTCTGTAACATATTACTATCCACTCCAAAATGTTCATATAATTCATCGTCTGTCAAATCCTGATCCTTCATAAACAGATTCAATTTGTCTTTTACAAGAATCATTTTTAACAGATTACTTTCAATACTATTCTCATAAGTTACAAAATAAACTTGCTTGAATTCCGTTGAAGTATAACGAATAAAGCGGAAATAATACTGACTCATGCTGGAGTTGTTCCAGTGCAATTCTGGAATAATACACTTATTCACAAAATCAATATTCATACTTGCAGATAAACTCTGCTGTGTGCTTATTAGAATTCCGTTTGTTGTTTCTTTTAACTCTTTGACAATTTTCTTTCTCTGTTTCAATGTAGTTTCATTTCCAGTAATCACAAATACAGGTCTGCCCGGAAATGCTTTTCTGATTTCCTTTGCATATGCATTTACTACTGAAATATGGCGCACACCAATAGCAACTCTTTCATCAGAAAATTCGTCTAAAAGTGATAATACAGTTTTGAATTTTTCCGGCATTATCGACTGATTGTACTCTCTCAACGTCTGAGGTGCAGCGCAAATCTTCAAAAGTGCAAGCAACTGATTCAAAATTTTCAACATTGCATCTTTCCGGCTATTCCCAGTTTTCGCAAACAGATATTCCATTTTATAGAACTCATCCAATGCAACCTTATACAGATGCTTCTCTGCTCCTCCCATTTTACAAGCAATCTGTATAATCTCATAAAGCTGTTTGCCAGTAATTTCTTCAAATGTACGTGTGATAATCGTCTTATCAATCATCTGTTTCAAAATGTCTGCATTAAGAATATCTTGTGTGAACTGAGATACGCCAAATACAGTGATTTTCTCTGGAATATGACTCGCTGCAAATAACTTACTACCCTTACGATATGCTGGATATGGCTGTAAATAATATTCATTTCTCCGGTCTTCCAGTTCTCCATCTTTGTTGCGTTCCATAATATACTCACATTCAGACAGCATATTGATAGAATTGTTGTACAATAATTCAAACTGAGGATAAATTTCAGTGATATTATTCCTTGTGCTTGTGCCCGTCATCAGTGTTTTATACTTCAACCGGCGAAAAGCATTTAATACGGCTTTTGTCCGTTTACTGTCCTGATTACTCATATTATCCGACTCGTCAAAAATCAAAACGGCTTTCTGGCAGATTGATTTTACATATCGCTTGATGAATTTATGATATTTACACATCATATTTAAAGTGATAATTACAAACTGACCTTCTTTGATATTTTGAATATCTGCAAGGCTTTCAATCATAACAAAATCAATACCGTACTGATCCAATACATCCTGCCAATTGTTCTTGATTGAGATTGCCGTACTCACAATAAATACATTTTTCACATGATCGTGTTGCAAACGATATTTACCTATTGCAATTCCGGCGAATGTTTTACCGCTTCCTTGTTCCCACTGTATGAAGCTATATGGTTTCTGTATAAACAGATTCAGATCCGCTTTCTGAGCATCATTCAGCTTTATAGTTCTTTCATTATCCGTCAATGTGAACTCATCAAGCCACTTTGCTATTTTTTTGTTTGGTTGCATTTCAGAAAATGGCATATTCTGGACATCATACATCTTTCGCTTTTTCTTCACGATCTTATCAATCCATTTTGACTGAAAATGCCCCATTGAAAAGCCTTGCAACACAGCATCATTTATAGATGTAAAATCGCCATTATACTCAAATGTATAATTGTTTTTAATAATTCTACCAGTTCTATCAAGTCTTGGATTCTGTGAACGTAACGCCATTTTTAAATGCTTAATAACGTCTTTCGGCTTGATTTTAAGCTGTTCCCATTCGTCCCATTTGATATGATCCGGTTTTTTCTGTGCCTTATATCTATTGACATATTCACAACATCCTGCATACTGGCTGCATGTTTTCGGATTTCGTTTGATATCATACAGAAGTTTCTCAACCTTAAAACTCCACACTTCATCGTCTTTACTATTTCTTACGGTTTCCAGAAAAATCTTGTTTTTAATCTGTTCTCTTTCTTCTGTAATAGGCTTTAAATACTGCTCCCATACTTCATCGGAAGTAATACCGGAAAGTATCTCTGTACTATATAGAACTTCTTTCGTATATTCAGATTTTTTCTGAAAGAACATTATTTTGGTCTTGTAGTTCTCAACGCCCAAATGCTTAAAAGTATTCTTGTCAAGTTCTACTTGGCAGATAAAATTAAATTGCTCATTCATTCCGTCAATCATACCACCATCAGAGAAATCATCGGCACAAAACGACATAGGCACGATAATAGCCATAATTCCGGCTGGTTTTAACAGTTCCGCAGCTTTCAGACAATAATAATATTCTGATAAATAGCTATTGTCATCTTTTCTCCATCTCAGATTATACGGTGGATTTCCCAGAACATAATCAAAAGTAATTTTCGGCTCATAAAAACGAATATCTGTATTTTCCAGCTTTGCATCTGGATAAAGGTATTTTGCCACTCTGTACGGCCTCCCGTCCAATTCGCAACCGTAAAAATTCGATTCAACCGGCGCACAACTAATAAATGAACCATGTCCACAAGTAAGATCTGCTATCAAATCAGTATTTGAAATATGTAAGCAATTATAAATCCATTCAACCAGCTTATAAGGCGTAAAGAACTGTCCTTGCTCAATATCTGCTTTCGCTCTCTGATAATCATAGTAACTATCATAATTGTTGAACTCTAAACCATGAAGCCCGCCTAATCCAGTATATGCATTGAAAATATCATCTTTTGAAATACCTGTTTCTACTTCTGGTAAATCGTTATTTACAATATATTCAATTTTTGTATTGATATCTTCCCTCATTTTCTGTGGGATTACTTCATTTGTACATTTATATTTCATGACTGTATATCTCCATTCAATTACATTTATTATCGTGCATATGATTCCTCCTAAATAAGTGTATAACCACACCATTCTCTTGCGAATTTACGGCAAAATTCTGCATCTGTAAAAGTAACATCAATCCTTCCATTCTTGAAGAGTTTGACATGCTTGACTCCAACCTCTGGTGCTGAAAATCCATTCTGAAAATCATCCTCTTTAAGTCTTATAGAATGAAAGCTATATAGAGGATTCAGTGAATAAACTTGTGTTTTTTCTCCATATGTATTAAATGCCAACGCATCAATAAAAGCACGCAGCCATTCTGTATTACCGAAATAACTACCTGTATATGTGAATTTATTCCCTTTTACCTTGATTTTCCATGTATCTTGATAACCGTTGTAACATTTTTCTTTCAATTTATCTTTTACTTCTTTGATAGCCTTTTCTTCAAAACTCATACCACCTAACTGGTCAAAAATTTTGTTAAGCACTGTATGGTAGTCAATGAAGTCAACAACAAGTTCTTTGATAGGTTCTGAGTCAGTGTATCTGTAATATTCTCTATCCAGATCATATCTATCAAAATTGTTTTCAAGTTGCACATTATACTTATTTGAAAAGTAACTGAAAATACCGCTTATATAGCTATTTTGAACATCAGAAAGCGATTTTGGGACACCAAAATTCCCGACTAAAAAAGGAGAATACTTGTAATTTTTGCGGTCTTCTTTTGAATATGATTCATTTTCTGCTTTATAGATATCATAAACAGACTTGTAAGCTGCAATCGCTCGCTTATATAATTTCTCTCCGTGAGTCAACCATGCTTGATCTTCCTTACTGATTCTATCAGATTTCTTAATTTGAAAGTTTCCGAATTTATCTGTAATTCCCATTTTGCAACTCTCCTTTATGCTTTTAATTTTTAATCTGTACGATGTATTTGTTTCGCCTCTTTAAAATACAGGCTTATATGTATTGATAATAGGTTTCAATCCTTGTTCCGCAAAGTATTCAAGTATAGCATCATACTGCTTTCTATCAAATGATGCCCATTTAGATTTTTGTGTAATACAATGTTCTTTGTATGATATATCAAACAGAACTGTATCAGGAAGGTCATACCATCCATTATAGATGATAACATCTCCATAAAACCACTTATAATAAAGACCTTTCTTTCTATGCGGCTTGAATGTCATTTTCACAGAATTATCATACTGTGCGTATGGCCCGATTTCGTAACTATGAAATGTTACTTTTGATACCGACATCATACCAAAGTCGCTATACTTTACGATTGTGATTCTCTGTCCCGCCTCAAGGTTTGTATTTTTGAATTGTTCCGCTATGCTGTCAACTTCTGTAAGAACCTTATACATAACCGTTTTAAGTTCGGGAATTGTAATTGCTCTGACAATGCCGGCATTCAACTTGAATTTATTTGCATAAATCCATTCTTTCATACAAGCCTTATATAAATCAAAATCTTCATCCTGCCATGTCTTTTTGATTTCATTTTGGCTAATAATCTCGGTGCTGACATCTTCAATAGTTTCTGCAAGTTCAATATTATGCTGATGTTCTTCTTCACTAATACCATAATCTGAATGGTAAGTGTCAACCTTTTGGCTCTGCTCATCGTAAACATATACATATCTTGCATAATTGTAACCCTGTGGATCAACGATAAGTTTCAGTTCACCATCACAATATATAGCAACGCAATCAATATTGTACCACTCGACAGTTTTCCTTTCTTCTTCGGTCATCATATCGTAGTCTATTGATGATTGGATTCTACGGTCATCTGTACGGCTTCCGCCCATTCCATCAAAGAATGAATAATCGCTCATCAACTGTTTTTCAAAAAGTGCATAGACCTCTGTGGTAAAATGTACTTCTCTGGAAACCTGACAAGTTTCTCTGCACTGTTTTTCATCATAAATTTCAGTGTGGTCAAGGTTGTCATCTTTGTTAGCCTTTAGAATGGCATTCAAAATAGTATAATCAACCGTTTTAATCTCTGCGTTCTTTTCAATTCTGTGGGTTTTCTTCTGTAATTCTGCTTCTGCTTTTTTATACTCCGCCTGCCTGATTTTATATTCTTCAACACCTTTTTTAATTCGTTCTTCTTCCTGCTTCTTTTGTTCGGTATCAAACTCTGATTTTTTTACAAGAAAATCTGTTTCAAGCTCTGTTTCGTTCGGCTTACATTCACGCTGATTATAGTTGTAACTTACTTTATAAGCGCCGTAAAAATTGACATCAAAATAATCTGTCATTAAATCGCTGTTGTTGTAATTCCAACTCTGTGCATATGTATAAGCATAATTAATAATAGCCTTCAAAGCCTCTGAATTCCGTGAAAATGGGCTTTCAAGCAATTCAACACGAATACTGTTATAATCACTCGTAACCGACCATTTGCACATTGAAAACCTATTCCGTAAATGTTTACGAATATTGGCAGCAATTTCTTTTGTATTCGTTATGCGGGTTTTACCGTAATTATCTTCAATTCCTTCTGTGCGTGTTAAAGACCATAAGTCAATGTTAGTTTCTGTTTTTGGCTTATACTCAAAACTGCCTTCCGATTCTAAAATTTGATTAGCAAGAGCAACTGTTTCATCGTTTTGTTTTGCGTACCACATCCGCTGTTTTCCACTCCAACGAAATCCCGCTTCTTTCATGGCAGTAATAACATCTGTATTCGGTTTAGTGTCAAAGCGTAATTCAATGCCGTTCTTCTCTGTATTTAATGTAATGTTTAACATAATGTTACCTCCTTAACATTCTGTTTTATTCCTGAGAATGCTACACAATTTTTAATTATTCAAATTTAGCACCACTGAAAGTATCACTAAAATACCATCTGGGATGACGTTTCAAAAGGTTTTTCAACTCATCCTCACTATAACCAACGCACAATGCTACAATACGACCGTTTTCGTCTCTGATACATTGTTCTATACCATTTTTGGTGGCATAATCTGACCATTTCATAATATTTTCCTCCTTAAAATTCTTCTTTTAAAAAAGCGTGTTATAAAATGTGACAGTCAATTACTGTCAAAAAGGGATTTTTGCGTAATTCATCAACAATTTTTTCGTGTTCTAAATATCGCTGATATTCAGATTCAATTAAAATGTGACCGAACTGCTTTATTTGCATTTCATAAGAATCAGTAACATTGTGAGGGTAATATAAATTTATACCGTCAGTATATATGTTTCCTCTGTATTCATTCAAGCCGTTATCAGCTAAAACTTTATGTAGTGAAAACAGTTTTGAGGGCGGTAATTGCATAATTGGTGTTATTCCTCGAATTACACCTTTAGTTTTAAGCGTGTTAGAATTTTTTACAGTCCACGAATTTCTACTGATTTTTATAGAGTCAGTTTTTTCAATTTCTGTAATTTTCATAGTTTTAAACCTCTTTTTTCTTGAATTTTTTGAGTTTTCACCCTATAACATAACTTCATCTGTAAGATTATTTAATATACCCAACAATGCACAATAAGTGCATCCGTTTTTGTTGTACAAGTCTGTTGTAAATATTTCTGTATAATTATCGTTCTGTATAGCTTGCAACATCTGTCTAAAAAATAATTTGTTAAAATAACGGATGTTGCTACACTCTGATTGTAATTCTGTTTTAACTGTTTTATATAATTGTTCAAATTTTTTTGTTGTCATAATATTTCAGTTCCTTCTATATCAAAAAAAGTTACATTTGGATCTTCAGGGAATACAGTATATCTAATATTATTAATAAATATAATTTCAGATAAGCCAATGCAATAATTATATTCGCTGAATCCTGTCGTAACTTGATATAATCTGTTTGAAATTTCAAGCCAAGTGCCTATTTTTAAGTTTGCAAAATCTTCAAATGTTTCAACAAATGTTCTAATTCCCATTTTTTTTAGCCGTCAATCATTACAAGAAGTTTACAACAATAATAAAAACTTAAATAGGCAGCAGTAAAAATAATAATAGCAATTGCAAGGAATAAACTAATTTCAAGTGTTACGGCTCTGTTATGTTGTTTTTTTCGGTTTACTATGTATTTCGTGGGCGTTCTCATTGTGTGTCTTCCTCCTCTTTAAGTAATAAAAAGCATTAAAAAAAGAAGCTAACACAAGTTAGCTTCTTTACAATTTAGATTATTCAATTATTTATTTTCCGGTTTCAGTTTTTGCCTTTGAAGGCTTTTCAGCTTCTTTTTTCGGTTTATTTTCCTTTTCAGGTTTTATAGCTTTTGCACAACTATTTTTACTCTTAATAATAAATTGTTCGTTATTGATTTTTGATTTTACAAGATTAAATAAATGTTTTTCCATCTTTTTTTCACCTGCAAAAGTGATAAGTCTTTTGTTCTCGGCACATTTTGCGCAGCTATCAATAATGTAACGAACATCTTTTTTGCTCACAAGTAAATTAAAATCCGGAAGCATCAGCTTTAAAAGCTCAGCAAGTGCCTTTTGTATTGTATTGATTGAAACCGAAGAAGGGCGGAATATTGCAAAATCAGAGTTAATATTAGTATTTGGCACATTTTCAAATTTTTGAATTGTTTTTGCTTCCTGCTGATTTTTTGCAAATCGGAAACAAAGAATATTAAAAAGTGTTAAAGCAAAATCATATTTTGGATCGGTCAAGTTTTTATATTTTGCTTTAATAGCTGCAAAGTCAATAAATTTTGACTTTTCATTAAAGTTAAAATCTTTATCAATTTTAATAAAGCCGTTCATAAATTCATTTTTACAAATAAATTTAATTAGGTTTTTTCGGTCATTTTTAAACCGTGAAACAATTTCATTGATTTTACAAATAAATTTAATTAGGTTTTTTCGGTCATTTTTAAACCGTGAAACAATTTCATTGATTTTAAAATCAGAATAATAATTGTTGAAATCATTGCAAAAATCAACATTTTCGTTAAACAAGTCAAAATCATTATTTTTTCTTGCGTATGTAAAATTGTTTTTTAGTGCTTCTTTAATGCCTGCAAATTCTTCTTGCGTATGCTCCTGCTGCAAATTTATTTTTTTATCAAATTCGCAAAATGGATTTGCTGAATAAGTCAAAATATTTTCGGTTGTTGTTTCGGTTGCTGTAGTTGTTGTGTTAGTTTTTTTCATTTTTGTGATCCTCCTAAAATGAATAATAAAATATATTTGCTATTGTTTTTTTAGAAATAGTATAATTCACCTGCGGAATTTAGCACCATTTCTAAAAACAAAATGAATACAAAAATGTAAAAATATGATAAGTTTAAAATCTTTTAAAAATTCGCATTCACGAAATTTTTTATTTTGGAGCTTCAAAAAATTCATTTTGCAGCCCGAAAAAGATTTTTTTTACTTATATTTTTCAAAGGTCGAAAAAATAATTCAAGCACATTAAAATTTAATGGATGAAGTTACTTTTTTAATTGATGAGGTAGGGCTGATAGGCTCAACCCTTCAGAAGCCGTTTCGTTTAATTTCTACTTTCCTTGTTATTATGTTCTATTTCAAGTATTCTTTCGCTTATTTCTGCTAACTGCTCGTTATATATCTTCAATCGGTTTTGACAAATACAATTATCTCTACCAATCTCTTTTTTCGCTCTCTCGTTTTTATTTTCCTGGTGTTCTATGTTTCTAAGTAATATTTCATAAGCCATACTTAAAAGCTGATATTCCGACATTGTTTTTAATTCTTTCATTTTTGTTACCTCCACATTTGTTTTTTTTGATTATGTTTGACAAAGAATAAATAATAATGTATGATATGTATGGTTGAGATCAACATCTTTTTTTCCTTTTTGTCTACGACAATTATACCACAAGTTAGTACAGTTTTCAAGTAGTATTTTACACAATGATACAACAAGTTATGGTATTTATTTTATATAAATTGCACAATAATAGAAGGTGACACAATGACATTAAATAACAATAACGATAACAATAATTTACAAACTAAAACTTCAGAAGCTCGAAAAAGAGCAAATGCGAAATACAATAAAAAAACATATAAGAATAAAACGGTATATATTAAATTAACCGATTTAGAGAAAATTGACACATACCTTCAAAAAGTGGGTATGAGCTGCACACAATTTTTTTATAAAGCGTTGAGGGATAATGGCGTAGATGTATAAGTAATATTGTTTATGGCAGGTGGGCAGGATCAAGAGCAAGAGCCGGCAGGAAGGAAGATAGACAAGGAAAAAGCACTTTTGTGCTTTAACAAATTAAAGTGTTATAAAAAATATAAGTATTTATTTTTTCAAAGTGCATTCGTATATATTTATAAATAATATAATTGTATAATCAATGGATGCACAAATCCCTTTAATGTTTTAATGCGCTAAAGTATTATAATAAATATAACTGTATTTTCTCCCGCTCTTGCTTCTTAAAAAACAGTTTAAAAGCAATTTTCTAACTGTCCGCTTTTTGATGTTTTACAGACAGTTGGCAAGTTTTTTTAATGCCGGTGAAGCAAATTGACGCAAATTGTTGAAACAAATAAGAAACAATTTTCTTCAGACTTTAAGAATTAAAAAAAATTAAAAAATCCTCCGATATTATCTATCTTTTTTTGATTTTCTTGAAGTTTAAAGTATAATGCAAAAAAAACAAAAAAAGTACAATAATTTATAATTTCAATTGCATAACGCTAACGCTTTATGCCGTACACTAAACAGTTATATATAGGGGGGGTAGTTTACATTCCCTAAACGGTTTTCATCTCCAATAAAGGGCATAGTACACTCATCCAAATATTCGCCACCAAAAATCCAATTATGAATTTCCCCACCTCCCCTATCTCTAAAATCCCTTATTTTTTACTCTTATATTTTTGACCACTTTTTTCCAACTAATTTAAAAATTATTAATATCTTCTAAATTCCTTAAATACCGCATATTTAAGCCATTTTCACAAATTCAACCTACACAACATTATTTTCATATTTAGCCTCCTTAAACTTCCTTAAAACCTCATTGCTAAGCCATTTTCACGCATTTAACACAGAATTAATAAAAAAACGCAATTTTACAAATTATAGTATTTCTAATAATACAATTAATGTATTCTTTAGTTTTTAAGCCATTTTTTAAACAATTTACGCTTTCAATAATTTCATAATCTTAATAGATTCAATATTCAAGTTCATTCC